AGAAGATCCTGATTTGTATGTTGCTGAACCTATTTGGAACTGGCAACAAACAGAAGAAGGACAATGGCTTATGAAAAACAGTAAGCCGGCTCCAATTTGGAAAAGATATCACGATCCAATGATATATGGTTATTCATACACAATACATGCCTTTCTAAAATCAATAGATTATACTTACTGGAGTTTAAAGTTTAAATGAATATTTTAGTAACAGGTGGTCTAGGCCTTATCGGACACAATGTAGTATCACGTTTACAAAAACTAGGTCACCAAGTATCAATAGTTGATAACAAGACTAACTATGGCATCATCCCTCAAGCTGAAATAAATCACTTGATGAATGAACGTCAACAAAAAATTGGCGATATAAGTTTTGTCTATAATAAAGATATTTCAAATAGTGAAGAATTAGATAGAATCTTTAGTATTGAAGAACCAGAAATTGTTATTCACTTAGCTAGTTTCCCTAGACAGAAAGTAGTTAACGCTAATCCAGCATTGGGTAGTCGTACAATGAGCGAAGGATTACTTAATCTGTTAGAAGCAAGTAACAAGTATGAAGTCCGTAAATTTATATATCTTAGTAGTTCAATGGTATATGGTGACTTTACTGATGATGTAAAAGAAGATGCTATTTGTAAACCTCAAGGTCAGTATGGCATTATGAAATTAGCAGGCGAATGGCTGGTGCGTGATTATTCTCGCAAAACGAATCTTGTTCATACTATCATTCGTCCAAGTGCTGTGTACGGACCACTTGATGTAGAAGATAGAGTTATCAGTAAATTCTTACTTACAGCAATGCGAGGCGACGCAATAAAAGTAAACGGTGAAAAAGAAACACTAGACTTTACTTATGTTGATGACGCTGCTGATGGAATTGTTGCGGCCACACTAAGCGATAACACCGAGAACAAAACATACAATATTACAAAGAGCCATAGCGTTACATTATTAGAAGCAGCACAAATGGCACTAAAATTAGCAGGTGGCGGTACACTATCTGTGTATCCCAAGGATAGTGATTTCCCATCACGGGGAGCATTGAACATTGATGCTGCACGTAGAGACTTTGGCTTTGACCCTAAAGTTGATGTAGCTGAAGGATTTCAAAAGTATTATGACTGGTTAATTAATGATCCATATTTCAATAAAAGATAAATATATGCATGTGGATTCTATCATATCTTCCTGATTTCGTAACTCATATCATCTTTTTTGTCGGAGTTTTAGGAACTATCGCCGGGTTTGTTCTTGGCTTCATCACTTTTATAGCCCCATACAAACTTCCCATACAAATTATCAGCATTCTAATATTAAGTTTTGGCTTATACTTGGAGGGAGGATTAGCCGATCAGGCGGTCTGGCAACTTAAAGTTAAAGAAATGGAAACTAAAGTTGCCAAAGCAGAGACCGAATCACAGAAAGTAACCACCGAAGTTGTTACCAAAATACTTACTAAGAAACAAGTAATCAAAGAGAAGGGTGATGACATAGTACAATTTATTGACAGGGAAGTTGTGAAATATAACAATATCTGCGAAATCCCAGAGATAGTTATCACTACCCACAACGCAGCAGCAAAAAATGACCCAACATTATTAAAGAAACAGATAGAAGTATCTACTGATTTGCACAATCAATTGGCTAATCCACCCATGATATTGGCCCCTAAGAAATGAAAAAACTACTACTATTATTGGTAATCTTTTTATCAGCCTGTAGCACAGTAGTTCCGGTACAGCAGAAGTTCCCTGAATTGCCGGAGCAATTGACACAAACGTGTAAACCTCTACAGACTATTGAGGGTACAACCACTACATTGAGCAATTTAATGGAAGTTGTAGCAAAAAACTATGCTACAAGACATGAATGTGCTGCTCAATTAGAAGCAATACTAGAGTGGTATACAGAGCAGAAGAAGATTTTTGAGCAGGTCAATTCTGACTAAAGTGATAAATACACTATAGTTTAGGATATAGAGATGACCCAAGAAATAATCAATATAGGCGCACAACCCAATGATGGGGAAGGTGATCCGTTACGAACGGCCTTTGCAAAGATTAACAATAACTTTACACAGTTATTCAGTACTGGGTTTTTCACATCCGAAGCATATTCAGTTGGACTTAGCGAGGCTCAAGTGATATTTGAAGCACCAGTAGAAACATTTACACAAGGTATATTTCAGATTAATTCTAATGATACTGAATCTACTGACACAGAGAACATTACATTAAATGTATCTGTAATCAATGATGGTAGTGGGTTAAAATGGAATGGTCACAATACATTATTCAATGGTAACGTTCTTACTGGATATGACATGGATATATTTGATTCCAATGTTCGTATACTTGTTAATCCAATAGTAGATACTACAATCTATCATTTTATATCAGCACAAATTACATGGACAGGTGTTCCTGTTCCTGGCTTGAATTTATTAGTTGATGGTACTGCCAACACAGCTATTGATACAGAAACTGATTTCAATATACAAACAGAAACAACTGTAACAGTATGAGAGCAAGTGAATTTGTAACTGAGGGCAGAACAGGAACAATCACCCGGGATGTTGGATTAGCATTGCCCGGTGCTTTTAAAATACCTGCACTTAGAAATCAAGACCCGTACCTACAGTATCGTTTTGGTGTAGCAATTGCAGGTGCGAAAGGTGCGGCTCAACGTGCTAAAGACGGTGTACCAGAGTTTGATGGAAAAGAATCAGTATTTGGTGAGAATGAAATTATCGTAAGTTATGATCCTAAGGCAGAAGTGTGGATCAAAGATGCATTGCGTTCTATGGGTATGCCACCAAGTGATGCAGTACGCATCGGTACACAAGCCAGTGAAGAAGCACCGGACGTAGATAAAGTTAGCCCAGTTAAAGGCTTTAAAGGATATCCAAAATGAGAGCAAGTGAGTTTTTAACTGAAGGTGAAGGTAAAATGCATGATCACCATGCTCAAGCTACACAGGGTGTTTATAAGACCCGTGACATAGGTGGATATGACCGCATCTATCACTTGAATCGTTTAATGATGGCTATGGGCATGGCTGACGGTAAGAGTAAAGATGCCGTAGAAATGGATAACTCAAGTTTTGCTGAGAAGTATAATACTGTACATCCATACACAGAAGAAGAACATAACATGTTTATATCAGCTACCAAGACTATTCCAACAGATAAAAAAAATGTTGTTCCATACTCAAAAAGTAAAGAACCAGAAGATACTAATACGCAAAGTTTAGTAAAACCATTCAAAGGTTACAAAAGAAAATAAATCAACAGAGTAAATCATGTGTAAATAATAGCATGATTGATATAAACAACACCCTAGATTTAATTAAGCTAAAGTTTTACAACGAATGGCTTTACACCGCACATATATATGACGAGGGCACCAGCCCGATGCATGAAACCTTGACTAAACAAGTCATTGACCAATATGTACTTCCACTAAACATCCCTAAAAACGGTAAGATATTAGATTTAGGTTGCGGTCCTGGTTACTTTCTAAATTACATGAGAGAGCAAGGTTATACTGACTTGACCGGTGTAACACTTAGCCCAGAAGATGTAAAAATATGTGAAGCAAATGGTCATACAATTAAAAAGTATGACATGAGTTTTCTCCCACAAAAAGATGGATACTATGATGAAAGTGTAGATTTCATTTTCTTGCGCCATAGTTTAGAACATAGCCCATATCCTATCTTTACACTAATGGAATATAATCGTGTATTGAAGCAGGGTAGCAAGATGTATATTGAAGTTCCTGCTCCCGATTGCGAACGTAAACACGAATGGAATCTAAATCACTACAGTATTTTAGGAACTGAACAATTAGCAGCATTACTAGTTCGTACTGGATTTAACATTGATAAATTTGAGACATTGGATTTTGATGTAGAGTTTGCTGAACCTAATCCAGAAAATTTGAAAAATGCCAAAGAAAAGTTCTATTGTATCGTAGTAACTAAGCAACGACCACTAGATATCAAATAATTTGTAATAAATACTCATTATGAGTATGACAAAAACAGGACAGGCATCTTTAGTTAAAGATCCCTATACTAAAACAAAATTTAAGAACGATAAGGAATTACAGGACTTTATAAAGTGCTGTGACCCCGATACAGGTTATCTATACTTCATGGATAACTTCTTTATGATACAACACCCTACTAAAGGCAGTATGGTATATCATCCCTATGGTTATCAAAAACGATTAATAGAAACATATCATAACTATCGCTATAGTATTAGCTTGATGCCACGACAATCAGGTAAGTCAACATCAGCAGCCGGATACTTACTCTGGTACGCCATGTTTAAACCAGACAGTACGATTCTTATTGCAGCACATAAGTACACGGGCGCACAAGAGATTATGCAGCGTGTTCGTTATGCATATGAAAACTGTCCAGACTACATCAAAGCAGGTGTAACAACATACAACAAAGGCTCATTGGACTTTGAGAATGGTAGTCGTATTGTAAGTGCTACAACAACTGAAAACACAGGTCGTGGTATGAGTATTACACTACTATACCTTGACGAGTTTGCGTTCGTTAGACCAAGTATTGCTAAAGAATTCTGGACAGCTATTACCCCAACATTAAGTACTGGTGGTAAAGCTATTATCACAAGCA